AAGATGGATATGTCACCACCGGTATAAGACCGGCCTATTTCAACATTATTCTCGTAATACCAAGTGTTCGTTAAGCTCTCAGCACTAGATACATAGGTCGCATAGTAGGCGTTAGGAATGTCATTCCAAGTTGTTTGCGTTTCCCAATAGCCTTCGGTAAGCAGGGCTTCAGCACGAAGTAAAGCACTATGTGTAGCCGTTGCCGTAACAGTAGCACTTGGCGAAGGATCAGTAACTACAAAATAACTAGGGGTCTTTAGATAATATTCCTCAACGCGGTAGTAGTGATAAACACCACCCACTACCAAATAATGAGGAATAACCTTTCGATATTCGGCAGGATTACTGGCGTACTGAGAACCCTGAACGACATTGCCATAGCCATTACTCTGATCAGTAACTACTATCTCGGAGCTTCCTAATAACCGCCAATCGTATTCATCAGGAACCCAATAGCCCTCTTCAATGGCCTCGGCTACAGCGCTTACAAGGTTGATAGCACTAACAGACACAATGGCACTGGCCGCTATCGTATCAAGTGATAATGTAATAAGGTTCGCGCTTGAAGCGACAACAGTGCTAGAGCAATCAACGCTGAACGGATCAACGTGAACAATGTGAGTAACAACAATCTTATCATCGGCAATCGGCGGCACATCAGCAATGGCTGGTAGGTCGACGTTACTAACAACAGCTATCTTTATTGCGTTATCGCTAACTGCCGCTGTGGCCGCAACAGAGAAAGGCTCGACCACAAATAATACCGAACCATTAGCCGTAATTTCAGCAGAAGGATTATGACCAGTTGCTACCCATACCGTTGTGTAAGTGGGTTCTTCAACGGCCCACTTTGGAGCGTACCAAGTGTACCCACCTGAAAAGAATGAATGATAAGTTGAGCTGTTACCCGACACAGAAAGCTGCGTACCAACTCGCGCCCCTGATGGTAAGACAGAGAGATCATGGTCTGTGCCAGAATAATTTACTTCAGTGCCATCTTTGTAATACCAGCTCTGATTATAGGGGGCGTAATTACCCCAATAGGTCGCATAGTAGGCGTTAGGGATTTCATTCCAAGTTGTTTGCGTTTCCCAATAACCGTCAGTAAGCAGGGCTTCGCCCCACGATATAGCATGCTGACCCGCTATCGCTGTAACAGTAGCGCTTGGCGAAGGATCAGTAACTACAAAATAACTAGGGGTCTTTAGATAATATTCTTCAACATCATAATGATACAAAGTACCAAGGTTGGATTGGTATGAAGTTGTATAGTGAGGTAATACTAATCGATAACCAGAGGTGAACCACTCCCAACCATTGTATATAGGGCCATATCCATCAGGGGAACCAGTTAATGGCTCTGTTTGCCAATTAGTCGATACCGATCTCCAATCGTATTCATCAGCAGTCCAATAGCCCCCGTCATCAACATTGGCTACAACGCTAACAATAACTCCCGTATTTTCACTTACGGTGGCTGAACAAACTATGTCAGCAGACTCGACCGCCTCGTACTGACCATCTGCTACCGCAACAGCGAAACAATTAATTGGCTGCGTTGGCGCTAATCTTATACGCACAGGTTCTGCAGTAACATTAGCCGCCGCTGTTAACGGATCAACATCAGTCTCAAGTTGGAACCCGACTGATGATGGGATGGCTGTCACATTAGCGGATGGCGAGCCTTTCCAGAAATACTGAGTTTCCCAATAGTCGACCCATGTCTCTACTTTATAATATTGGTAGCTTGTGCCACCAACGGTCATGTAATGAGGGCCGTCGATTACACGATGGTCAACGTCAGAATATACATTAGGCCAATCTGAAAAATTGGGGTAGCTGGTGTTACCGCCACTCCAAGGATTCTTGTTCCAAGAATAAGAATAGTTGTAATACTGTCTCCACCACCTCGCTTCAAAAATCCATCTCCACTCTTCGACGTGGATAGGAACCGAGTAGTCCATGAAGTGCGCAGCGGCAGAAACAGCGTGTCCAACTCCAGCATCAGCGGTAACTAATGCTAATGACTGAGCGTTTGCTTGAGTGAATGCATTGTTTATTCCAGTGCTCGCTACCATTGCACTGGCGCTTATGGTCGTGTCACTAATGGCCTGTCTTTCACCGACCGAGATTGTAACACTATTGCCACTTACTGATGCGCTAGCTAAACGGTCACAATATGCAGAGGCATCAGCCAACGCCGCAGCAACAGGTTCTGCAACAACAACAGTAACGGTGTAAGCCTCAGCACTAACACTGGCTGAAGATACTATAGGGGCTTCACCGAAGCATATTAAATATGTGTGCGCATTAACCGTACTCAGCGCATCGGTCTGTGCTTGAGCTGATCGGATAACTAAACTATTCGAAGATAGGTTTGCAGCGCCTTCTAGCGATACAACACGGGAGCTAATTACCGCAGAAGATGCGGTGGTATTCGCCGCAGCAGTGATGCTATTGAAGCCAACAGCGACTTTATGACCAACTGAAATAGTCACACCATGGCCAGCTACATCAGCCTCGCCAATACGTTCAGCATAACTATTAGCGCTAATCTGAGCAAAAGAGTCTACAGTCGCTTCTACTGTAGCTAGGCGCTCAGTCCCTTCCGTTACTTGAGCAGCGGCAAGTGCAGTAGCATGGGTATAGCTTTCTAAATAAGCTAGCCCAGCAAGCGAAGCCTCGCAAACTAACGAAGCTGCACAAAAAACATCTGCAACCGCATCAACATTAAGGGAAGCCTGTCCCCATAGGTAGCCCGATGAGTTAGCTGACATAACGCCAGCCGCCGATGCTTCCGCTTGTGCCGAAATGGTTTCTTCAGCAGAACCTGACACGCCGTAGGCAAGGGCTGTAGTTTGCGCTGCTGCAGCAAAGGATACATAACCAATGGCGACTTTATGACCAACTGATAGGCTAACGCCATGACCGGCTACATCAGCCTCAACTGCGCGTTCAGCATAACCATTAGCACCAACGATGGTTGCTGCTGATATATCCGCAAATAACGTGGCTACTATAGAAGACGTTGCAGTGCTTTCAGCAACCGCTGAAACCGTAGCAACACTATGATGTGTTGTTGAAACATAGGCTATAGCCGTTACAGTTGCTGCTGGCTTCCATTCTGTCTGCACCCAAACAGACGGTGACGTAATCTCATAATGTTCTAGGCGGTAGTGGTAAACGAACACACTGCCGGGGTGATACGTCATGGTATGGGAGAGGCTATTTGCTCTCCACGCGTTCGGCCAAGTCTGAGGGTACTGCCAGTAACTGTGGCCGCTGCCGATCCAATACTGTGAGGGCGCTGGATTATTCAAGCTGTAAGACAGACGGCTATGGTAATAAGGCGTCGGTGCCCAACCCCATTGTTCAGTTGTCCAGTAACCCGCACTGTCCGTAGACGCACTAGCGAATACGGGTGTTAATATCCTTGCATCATCGGTGACTTGCGCGTTGGCTTGAATCTGGCCAAGCATAACCACTTCGGTGTACGCTTCGGCAGCCACTGTCGCAGAACAAGAGACAGTGGCAATAAATCTAATATATTTTACTGCTTCGGCAGTAATTGCGGCTGTGCCATCGATTGCTTGGGTATCAACATATTGCTGAGCATAGGAGTTAGCTATTGCATCAGATTGACCCATTAGTGCAGCAGAATCGTATGCTGCCCTAGAACCGACGGCTACAACCGCCCCGTCTGCAGTGACATGTATAGAGGACTGAGCAACTATCAACGCCACGGTGGACGCCTGTGCCTGTGCCAATATGTCAGCAGGAGTAAATACAGCTCGGTAACCTGATGTATTCGCATCCGCAGAACAACTTAATGACGCAGTGGCTCGCGCTACGCGAATCACATTAGTCACTGTCGCCGTTGATACGGAATTGATTACAGAGGCTTCTGCCCCAGAATACCGAGCTGAGTTTGCAGAGCACGAAGCTACTGCCGATATAGAAGCAACGCCCACAACCTCCTCACCACCAGAAGCAGCAAGGGCAATAACCCCAATCGGGGTCGTGTTGAGAGCGTTAAAGTTCATCTATATCAATCCAACATTAATCCAACGCTACAGTTACGCCACCTACTGCAAATGACAAGACGTCATCTTCAGTCAGGTTTTTGCTGTTTTGCAGATTTGTGTGATACAGCAAATTGCCACTAGACGCCGCATCGTAAATGCCAATGTGACTAATAGTTTGAGCTGAACCCACTAACGCGGGGAACTGAATCTGAGCATCAATAGATGACTGTCCACCAGAAGACGCACCAAACGACATAGCTTGACGTGCATAGCCTGTCCAGTTAACTTCGGTGGCGCTATCGGCATCAGTTGGATCTGCTGTAAAGATTGCTAAATAAGCAGTAGAGATGGAAGGAAATGCAGCACCACGCAATGTGGACTCCAGAATTTTCTCTTCCAGATAATCGGAAAACTTAGACATAGCTAACTCCAGTATGTAATAAAAAAATTGCACGAACGTGCTCGGTGAGGGATTAACCCAATTCTTTAGCCGCCAAATCTGACGGACTGAACACGCATCTGGCCATTGCTGTAACCTTGGATTTGCGTGATCTTTGCGCGACCAATTTCTTTTTCAAATTGCTCTCGGTAATACATGGCACGTTGAGGGTCGTACCATTCAGTGTTTGGCATTAAGCAAAGGAAATGCTTAGCGCCGGTTATTAGAGCCCCCTTCCAACGAGTTCCTATTTCAAATGGAACATCATCTGCTGTCGCTGTTGGACGCAGGGCTAAACGGCAAGCCAGCTCTTCATCAATATTAGGGATGGGTGCCATACGCACGGCCTCAATACCATCAGCCGTGTATGTTGTTGGCGTCCCCCACTGGGATTCGTCCAATGGATTGCCTTGTAAGCGGTTCATTTTATTTACGGCAACAGGCGTTAATGGTTCCCCTGCACGGGAAATATTAACGACCAGAATAAGTTCAGCCCCTCTAGGGATGGGTAGATCCTGTTCGATTTCTCCCGCAATTGTGTACACAAAATCGTCGCTGTATTCCCACAAGAGTGTCCGATCACAGAATTCTATTGCCGCTCTACGCAGAGTGTGAATAATCGTAAAACTTGGCACCCCATAAATCTCAATTAAGACGTCTGGAACGAGGGAGAAAAACTTAATATCAGCCATACTTACCTCTACGTGTTAGGAGAGTCGACGCCTTGAGCTGCCCGCAAAGAAGATGAGCTAGAATCCGTCTGAGTCTTAATCCCCAGTGAATTAGCAAAGGCCGAATAATGGGACGAAGCGCGACCCGCGTTACCCGCATATTCAGCGTCTTTGCTGTAGGCGCGGTACAAGATGTAATCCAAGACGGCGTTAGCGTAAATGTCATCTAAACCAATCGTGGTTATGTCAGCGGCGGCGGTGAAATTTTCAGCACTGTCCACCACGTCGATTAAGGGTGGCGATGTTGAGTAGATGATTTCAATCTCGGCTACCGAGGATGGATTGGGATACAGGTAGAACGTCTTTGGATCACGTTCGTCATAGATCCAGTGTTCAACATCAACGGTCTGATTAGCACGATGCCAATTAGGTACTTGGTCATCCAAGATAGATCGTTGAACCATGCGAATAGCGCCGCCTTGTGACGCCGCCGCCGTGTTACGCACAATCTCTATCAAGCGTAAACCTGCCGCAGGAATTGTTTGCTTTGACTGGCCGGCAATGGGGTCAAAATTTTCATTGTTAATATGCGCATCTGGACGGAATAAGATGATTTCTTTTTGGGCATCATTCAACCAATTCTGTAATTCAGAATTAGGCCAACGTGTGCCGGACGAACTGACATCTTGCAGTATCGTTTTTGCACGATTAATAATAGTTTTGGCGATGGTATAAGCCATGGGATACTCCTAGAGAGGTTTGCCTGCTGCGTCACAAGCAACCCACTCTGGATTACATTGACCAAACAGTGCTCGTTTACGAGGCTTATTGCCACGCGGATCTAGGATGTATTGGCTATCCTCGACCACAATTGATTCTTCCTGCACCTGTTCAACCGGTTCTTGGCCTAGTGCGCCTTTTACCAGCTCAGTAGCTTGCTTTCGCAGGACGGCTACTTTCTTACGTTTGTCCAAATCAATGGAAAAATGTTGTATACAAAATGCTTCAACAGAGTCCTTATCCATAGTTTTAATGGCAGTAAGATCATCTTCAGAAACGCTTGGAATGGGTTTTAACTCAGTCATGATGTGCTCCAAAAAAATCCCCCCAACCTAAGTTAGGAGGGGGGAGGATTTACACCGTACTAGGCTTTCTTAGCCAACAGCAGTGCGCCAGCATCTGGCTGAACTACCTTGTAACCAAACACCTTCAGACCACGTACCGCATCACCGAAGCGGTCATGCAGGCGTAGAGTCTCAGTCTTAACGAACTGAGAAGCGAAAGTGGCGTAAGCGTTAGTACCAGCAAGAACACTGAAATCACCGCCAGCCTCTGGAACAGAGTTAGACTGATAAAGGGTGAAACGATCAATGATGCCCAAGCGACCGTTACGAGCGATGGAGGTAGAATCACCTGCTTCGTTCGCGTTCTTCAGGTCAGACTTCTTGATCATGCCAGCCATCCACGCAGGGATAACAATCCAACGACCAGTCTCAGGGATGTTCTTCTCGTCAAGGGCTGTGCCCAAGTCAACGATCATGTCGATGATGTTGGCTTTGGTGATAACAACACCACCACCAGAACCATCGTCAAGAACTGTGCCAGCAGAACCAGCGATCCCAGCAAGAACTTGAGTATCAAGAGCGATCTTCATTTTCTCACCAGCGTCACGAGTAGCGTTGTTCACTAGCTCAACATCAGCCTGTGCCCGTAGAACGTCATCCACCTTGAAAGAGAACATCTTCGCATTGTCGATGTTCAATTCAGTGGTGCTTTCGCCTAGGTCGTCGTAGGAACTGATTGGGGTGGCAGACATTGGGTCATAGTCAGAAATACCCACAGTAGGGGTATGACGGATAATAACCTTAGAGCCCTGACCAGAGATCTCACCTTCATAATCGGTGTTACAGATCTGCTCCAGTACAGTGGTTTTGTAGAAGTTGATTAGAAGCTTTTTGCTCCATACTTCTGGGATAAAATTGGCACTAGTGCCCGTAATCAAATTAGCCATTTGGATTCTCCAATGAATATAGCGATATAAAAAAAATGAATTTTTTACGAGCTAGGAGAATCGGGAATGAAAACCTAGCTCGTTAGAGCTGGCCTGCTGCTAATTGCTGATCAATCACGTCTGAGTATTTTTCAAAGTCAGCCATGCTCATCTTGTCAATTTGCTCACGAGTGAATCGTGGTGCAGTTTCAGCTCCGGGGTCGGAACGAACAGTCGAAACAGTCGGATCAGCCGCCTGTCGTGCATCGTCCAAAAGCTGTTGTTTGCGAGCAGTCTCATCTGGCTTAGAATTTGCGCTCGGCGTTACAGCTTTTTTGTACGAATCAAGCACCCAGTTAACGGAATCAGCGCTTCCGCTTTTGAGGATGTCCCTTACTTCAGGGGGTTGGCGTAGAGACCAGCCTTGGAAATCATCAGTGTTCACTAGGTCAAATGCATCGGGGTGCTTAGCAACAATCGCGGCATTGTGAGCATCACGGGATGCCCTGTCTGCTGCGGCTACGTTCGCCTCTTCGATGGACTTTAATTTGTCCGATAGTGAAGTGATGGTGTCCTGCTGGGATCGCACAGAATTAACAAGAGGATTGAAATCTTCACCATACTCTTCAACGAGGGTGGCTAAGTCATCAGGGCGTTTCGGCTCTTCAACGTCTGTGGCTGCTACTGGCTGTTGTTGAACTTGCAACATCTGGGCCTTTAGCATAGCTACATCAGCTTGTAACGATTCATTCTTCTTGCGTAGGTCTGACGCTTCCATAGTGGCTTGCGTCATCTTCTTACGAGCATTCTCATAAGAAGCTTGTGCGTTAAGGATCTGCTCTTTCACAGACTCCTCTACTCCGTCCACTTCAAACGATTCGGAATTGTCCTCAGCTGTGGATTGCTCCTCGGCTTTAGGTTCCGTCTCAGGATCTGTGTCAGGTTCAACCTTCGTTTCAGGTTCATCAGGAGCAGTTAGTTCTGCACCTTCTTCTTCAGCTTCTTCAGGCTTGTCCTCTTCAGGGGCCGTTGTCAGTTGCTTTAAAGCCTCATCGGCTTCGGCTTCTAGCCGTTCCAGTTCTTCTGGGGTCATTGCTTTCTCCGCATGATGGGCTTCAGGCCGATCCATACCTTGTCCGTGTCCGGGGGTAATCGCTCGGTATTTCCTTAACCCGCTCCAAAACAGTCGGGGCCATATGGCTTGTCCGACCAGTTAAAAAAGCTACGTGGAGTGAAATGATTGAACTGTTGTCTCTAGCTCAATCAATTTCCTGTACACCTCACACTTCCCTTGTAGGTGCCGATAGGCAGCAAGGTCGTGTAGGTTTCTCTCCATGTCACTAAGGGCCAGTTGATACTGGCGCTTTAGGTATTCTGTGTACTTACTCCAGCCATCCCTATCTAGCGATAAGCGCATAATGGCTTCAGCTTCGTGTTTAGTTAATGCATGTTGGTTTTGCATATAAGCCAAACTCTTTGAGGATTAAGTGGATGTAAGAAAGGTCGAGTCCGATTGCATCTAAGTACAGATCGTCAACCTCTTGGATGTATTGTTCAGCGTCCAACCGGATAAGGAGGTTGGGATTAGTCAGGTCATCAATAGTCTGGGTGATGACAGCAAGTGCTAATGCGTGTTCGGGGGTAGGTAAAAATGCAATACGGCGCAGATGCCAAATACAAAGCCGCGCCTTTACTTTAGGAGCAATCTTGGAAAATCGAGCGGGGTTGCCTTTGATGGCCTTGTACCACTTATCGACTCTCTGCTTGTTGCGAGGCATGTCACTGACTCCAGCCTTGTGGCACTTTCCCGTCCAGTATTTCTTGTCGGGTCTGTCCCGCGTATGCGAAGTCTCGTGCGGCTTCTGCCTCTCGTTCAACAGGCAGTGTCTGTGCATCAATCAGATGACGCGCTGCCATGGCTTGCTCACGCTTCGTTTGCGCCTCGGTCTTGCCGAGTTCTGCCTCACGGAGACGCTGCTCAAGATCAAAGATGGTGTCCTCTTTCGCCTGCAAAGCAGCCTGTTGTTGTTCCATCTCCTGCTTAACCATTTCATCCATCAACGGCATTAGCTTGTCAGGATCAAGTTCCAAAGACAGTGCTACTTCCTTCAGGATTTCACGACGATCAGTGTGTTGTAGATCCACTTCGTTTGCCGTCATTTGAGCAAATTGCATCAGGCGTTGAGATTGAACTTCTTTAGCCAGTAATGTTGTCGAGCCACGGGCAAGAACTTTCATGTCCCCTTTGATGTGCTCTTTCTCGTTCCAACGCATATTCCAAAAATACATGTTGGTGATTAGCGGTTTGGTTAAGTAGTCATCAATATTTTTGATTACCGACTTAATAGCGACCGAAGCCGCGCCCATTAGCATAGACATACCAGACGCCGTTTTTGTCATGCCCGGTGTATGTTGTCCATGGGTATAAGAAGGGAGAGATGTCTCTTCATCTGCGAAGCGACGGAACAATTCGATCACTTGAGTGAGATGTGCGGATACATTTTGGGGTTGATAGAAACGTAACATGGGGGTAGCGGCATCACCGCCCTCACGTAACCAAATCTTCCATGGGTGAATATCCTGAACATCGGCCCCTTGAGGCAACATACTTGTATTCACTTCCACTTGAGGGCCGGAAGATATGGCCTGATTGTCAATGAATATTCTCACGGCAGCGTTAATAGTGTCTTGAGAATCTCTCATCATCTTAGGAACGCCAATTCCCCACAACTGGTGCGGTGTGCGTTCATAAGGAAATAAATGATAGGGGACGCGAACACCCTTGTGTGGATTAAGTCGAGCACAAACCACTTCGCTATCAACAAACCAGATGTTGGCTTCGTATTCCATGCTCGGATCACTGACACTAAGACCCGCAGTGATCAAATCCTGACCATCGACTAGACCCCAGTATTCCACCACTTCAAAGCGATTAGAAGTTAGGCTGATGGAGTTACCAGCAATGACCCGACGATCACGCTCATGCTGTTGTTCAACATGATTACCGTCTGGATTATTAGCAATAATTCGTTCGACCTGTTCGCCGTTGAAGCCCGGCATATCCTTCAATTCTCGGAACTGAGTTTTGGTCATAATATGGCGCTCAAAAACACCACCAAGATCACTCAGGTTTGTCGAATAAGGGTCTGGGTAGATATTGAAGATCGATATATACTTCACATTAGGACGTGGCACATCGGTGATCTCAACCCCCCATGCACCATCACCTTCAACCCAACGAGTCTTCTGTTCAAACTTCATGGTCGCGCCTTTCACAGCGCCTGTACCCAACATGCAAGATTCCATAATGGCTTGCTTGTAGAGCGATTCATAATTCAACTCAGAAAGCTGGTCAAGAATTTCATCTTCCATTAACTTGGCACAATCTTTCGCTTCACGAGTGGCTTCAGCATGACGCTGACCCATAATCTCTTTAACGCGATCTTTGGCAATCTGACGTGGGTCAGCACCCAACTCGCCCCCTTGTGCCTGCACTTCTTCCATAATCTGCTGCACTTCACCCATAGCCTGCTGGTTCAATTCCAACAAAGTCGGTTCGTCAATAAACTCTGGGATAGGGGTACTGACAATCCCCCACGGGCTATCCGTGCCGGGGAACAGTAAGTCGATCACACGGCTATAAGCCGCCATGGTTTTTTCACGAGTCAAACGTACATATATTTGAGAGCGATTGGGGTCAGCATCTAATCGAGCCTGAGTGTCGGAATCGTACTGTGCATTAAACGCACGTAGGTCACGAATCCAATCATCCTCAATATTGCGACGAGCCTGTGCCCATTCATCAAATCGAGAACGAAGTTTCGAACCAAGGGCGTCTATCGCAGAGCGTAGCTTCGCCTTTCCCTCGACTTGTGGCTTCTCGCCTTCTTTGTAATCAATGAGCATTTAGTAACCTACACCCGCCTGAGCGGCTTTATACTGTCGTAACTGAACTACGGAGCCGCTGTAACTGCGAGGCTTCCTTCGATACATTTCACAAGCAATTGCGTAAGACATAACGCGGTCATCGTAATAACCTGAACGCGCATTGGTAGAGCCGTTGGCTTCGATGACGTATGTCTCCATCTCTTGAATCGTTTCCGCACAAGCGATACCGGAATCTTCGTCACGGATCAGGGAGGATAAATTGTCAATCACAAGAGGTTTCGTTCGGGAAGTGGTAAGCCAGCCAATCTTCTTGATCTGCTTACCATCACTGATGCGATCCAAATCTTCCTGTATATAGAGATTCGGATAGCCTTTGTTTTTAAGGATGGTCAAGGTTGTCAAACCATGGTTGTTACGCTCGATACCCATAAAGGCGCGTCTGTAGAACATCCCTAAAGCGAATAACAGCTCACCAAAGTGATCGGGTGCGATATGTCCATGCCACTGGGCAACTTGATTACCCTCGTCATCAAGGACATCGGCACAGGAAAAGTCACCCTTCTCCAAGCCTTCCGCAACGTCAGCACCAATAACATACGACTTACTAGTCTCAGGTAGCTGCCACACCTTCAAGCATCCATCTTTCTTTTCAAGAAGCTTGCCGGTGGAAATTTGTAGATCGGCTATCGTACTTGGGGAATAACATTCATCCCGTGCCGACATTAGCCAAGTATTATTAAAGACAGAACGTCCAGAAGTGATGAAGGCCTCATTCACCGTCATTGGATACTCTTGACGGAATAGCTCTTCAGAGCGCAGCTCCCAGATCTTATTTCGACGCCAGAATATCTGGTCATCATCCAAGCCAAAAGACTTGGCGATCTGATCTTCTTCTGCTGACTTTGTGAAGTCCATGCTCGGCATTAAGCGATATTCACTCTGCCAAAACCATGGAACAAAAATGAGTTGGTATAAGCCTTCGCCTCGTTGGGCAGCTTTCACCATTTCATAGAACACGCCACCTGCACCGTTCGCGGTAGATTCAAGAATCACCTCTGTGCCAGTTTCATGTGGAACGGCCTGTAGGATACCAGCTAGGTGTTCTTCACCATTGGGCCAGAAACCGACTTCAGAACCGTGAAAATATTGGAGGGTTTGTGAGCGGCCTACGGCCTTGTTACCCGCTGTACCGACTTTGTAACCGCTGTCTATTTTATCGAACATCAACTCCTTTGCGTTGGAGCTGGAAACCGAGGGCTTAAACGGATTACCATCGTGGTATCGACGTACCATATCAAACAAGTTAGATGTGGCCTCATGCTCATGTGTGAGAATGAAAGCACGGCGACCCCTGTTCTGGGATACCTTATGGTAGAAACGTCCCTCAGTGTAAGTAGAACAGCCCTGCTGGCGACCCTTGAGCACGAGAGCTCTTACCATACCGTTCGCCGCCATCTGCGCTTCAAGGCACTCATGTATGTGCTCTTGCGACTTGTTCAGTGTGAACTTTTGTTCCGTACCCTTCTTAGTGCGGATGTTTAAACAATTCTGAGCAAAGTATGGGAAGTCAGACTTTAGCTTAACGAGCTTCTTACGTTCGGCTGCATTCATACCACATCCTTCTCCTCCAGTTTATCAAAGTCGACATCAATCACGTTGCCCGATTGGTCTTCAATGGAAGGTAAGTCTGCGATAATGGTTTCAATGGATACCTTGTTATCTATCTCTTGCTTGTCGGTAAACATCGCTAAGTGACGCCCAAGCTGAGTCCAAGCTTGAACACGAGAGCCGGGCGAACCATTCTCTTTGTCTTCAGCTTCTAGCAACAGCCCCTTGATAACACGCTTTTCATCTACTAGGGTTTGGGTTTTCAACTTAGTCATACGAGCCTTCAAGTATTGTTGAGATGTCTCCTTGGCAAGGATGCGTATCCCTTTGCTCTTATTTACCCAACCAGCAGCACTAAGCCCCTCTTTAATATCAAGGTTCACTGAATAGGTATCGAGGAAAATTTTTTCACTAACGGAGATATAGCCCTTGGCCCTTTCTTCGTAGTAATAGTCGGGATGGTTCTTGTAGGAGGCACTGGCATTTGCTGCCAATTTATCGGATAGCTCTCTGGTAATCTTCTGGTCTTTGGATAGCAGTTGCTTAGCTATTTTCTCATAATGATCTTTAGCGGAATGATATTCTTTCCACAATTCATCCCTTACCTTTTCCTTATCTGACCGGATCTTCTTCCGCTTTTTACGGGCTATGATCGGGCCTACAGGTCGACGCTTACGAGGTGGTTTATCAGACATAGGGAGACCTTCAGGATTGCTCCTTCGGGGCATAAAAAACCCACGGGCTGTGGAGGATAGAACCCGTGGGGAAGTGAGTAAATGTAACTCACAGATAAAACAAAAAATGTCATAAGGGGGGTAATGGAAGGAGGAACCATCGCCACCTTACAAATAAACATAACGACCTGTGCGCAACCTGTCAACACTATATTAGAAATTTATGATATTTAATTTATTCAGCTACATCAGTCACTTACATCTAATACAAACAACGAGCAATCCCCGCAAAATACCCTACCCTAGTAAAACTATTTAACTAGCCTAGTAAAACTATTTAACTAGGGGTGAGCAGACACTAACCACCAAACCCAATGAATAGGCTGCAAACTAGTAAAGCTATTTAACTACCCTAGTAAAGCTATTTAACTAGCCTAGTAAAATGATTTAACTAGCCCCCCAAAATAACCCAACTACCGTTCAAACCACCCAAGAATATGTCGAATATATACCTGAAGATCGACCCGTACATAGAACCTGTACACCGCTTAAACATTCAAACCACCACCTAGTAACCCATCCCAAAAATCGGATTCGAACCCAACCCCTCCAAAAAAATCCAAAAAAAAATTTTCCTCAATCCAAACACCACAAATACACCCCCCCCTACCCAACACACACACCCCTACGCAGGTTAATCCAAACACCAGGGTCTAACCTAACACTCGATCTAAAACAACTCACACCCTTCGGGTGCCCGTCACTAGTCCGTGCTAGCACTAGCAATAGAGAGATATATTAGGGAATGCTTATATGGGGTTATGGAAAAAATAATATTTATTAATCGAGAGGGTTTATAAACAAAGACCCCCTGTTAGAAAGTGGGTGGAGCGCTCCATACCCCCCTGTCGCATTTAGGATAGTGAAAAGGCTAGGAATGCTGCTTCATTCTCTGGTGACACCAGACAAAACGCCTGTATGCCCTACCCTGCCTGATTCTCCGGTGACACCAGACAAAACGCCTTGCCTACCCTTAAACCCCGTGAATTGTCGTTTATGAGACAATATAGTTACTGGTGAATTAGCCAGCAACCGAAAAAAGGAATTCGAAATGAGTACATCAAAGAAGGCCACCAAGGCCACCAAGGCCACCAAGGCCAAAGCAGAGTTTAAACTCACTGCCGCGCAAACTAGCGCCATTCAGGGAGTGATTACCAGCCTAGAAGGG